ACGACTGTCAGCCCTAACTCTGCGAATGTACTGAGAGCTATAGCGAGGGTGGATACCACTAGCACTGTCGACCAACTGACTAACAGTACCTGAAGGCTTAACAGCAGTAATGGCTGTAGACGGGTTAATACCCAACCTAGCGGCCCACTCTCCATTAGTCTTAATGGCCTCTTGTCGCATTGCTCTAAGCCACTTCTTGAGTTCATTCTTGTCTCCTCGTCCTGACAGCAACGGGTGATCCATGATACCCGTCAGTGACACACCTAGCAACGCCTCGTCCTCTGTGTTCACTTTCCAGATGTTTCGTAGATACCTAAAGTCTGTTAGGGTAGCCTGTAGAGTTCCAAGGATAGTCGCAATCCGTACTTTTCGTTTGAGGCTTGCGAGAGTATCGGTTGACCGGACAACAACTTCCGATAAATTGCAGAATTGATAGGGTCGGAGGATGATTTCACTACATGGATTAGTTCCAAAATCGTAGGTAGCATCTCGTCGCTCATTTCTTGCAGCCTGCTTTTGACTAGCCACTCTAGAAAAGACGCCTCGCTCTCCGGATCTGGATTCGTAAAGGCTTGTCCACTCATTTAAAAACGCCTCAAAGTCTGGCTTCTCTGTGTAACACGCAGAGTTGTTTGCTAACCCACGTTGGGGATTGTCGACCCACCACTGTCCGTGCTTGCACCGTCGCAGTCTGTCGTCTGTGAGGTTGCTGAGACTGATGAGGGCTGATCGTCTGACTCCTCCGACGACGACGATTTGAGCAATCTTGCAGCAAAGATCGTGGCACTCGACTGAGCTAAGTTTTCGTCCAGCCGCGTTTTGAAAGAGTTCAACTGTGAATCGGAACAAGTCGAGCAGAGGCTCTGGACCCGATGCTCTACCTCCAAAAACTCGCAACGTGGAACCCGCAGGCCGTACTCTGCTAACGTCCCATTGGGGAACCTGACCTGAATACAACAACGATACCAGTTCCCTAAACGATTTGGCCCATCCAATCTTTGAATCTGCCACATTAATAACTGTATCTGTTTCATGGAATGTCTCTGCTACCTCCGGTAGTTTCTGTACGTACTGCCGTTCAACACTGAAGCCCACACCCGTACCACACATGAGGACGTACATCATTTCGTCAAACGCTTTAGGGTGGTCGATAGGCAGGTAGCTACAGTTAAACCCTGCTACGTTATCCCGGTCTAACGCTTCGCCTGCGGTCATCAGTGCTCGCATGGAGGGCATTACATCTAGTTGGTGTATTGCTTGGTACACCTCCTTACGTTCAGTCTCTGTTAGGTCGTCGCCCCAGTAGTTGACGTAACGGTTTACGGTTTCTTCCCAAGTCTCCCTGCGCTTTTCTTCTGGCAGGTAACGTGCGTACCGAGATTTGTGTATGTATTGTTGGTATGCGTCCATTAGTTCTCCTTTTTCCTATCTAAACAAAACGGTGTGTAATAGGTTGTGTCGACACAGATGCGGCTTTGACCGTGACCAGCGCAATCTTGTACCACGTACTCTCGTGTTGACCACTTCAGACATTCCCCCAGTTCTGAAACGGCACAGCTTGACAGAAGCAAGACTAGGGGTATCGTCCTGTACATCAGGATATACCCAGAGTTTCGTTGATGATTGCCTGTGCTGCTAACTGAAGTAGCATATACACACCATCAGGGTACTGTTCGTTGGACGCAACTTCAAACACTTCTCCATCTTCGTACATGATAACAGCAACCTTTACTTGCTTGCCGCTTGCTTCGTAGTCCATAGCCTTTGCTGTGAACGTAGCCAGAAACTCTGATGTTCTTATGCTGTCGTCTGCTTCCTTACTTTTCCCTCCAAACTTTCCTTCAATAACCTTCATTGACCATATCCTCTATTAACCAATCTAAATACTGTCGTGCTTTCCGTAAATCCTCAATGCCGTTCTTGTATTTATATCGGTGAAGGTACTTCATCACGTTTCCAGAACAGTAGTCACCAAAGCCTGCACCTAACTGTTGCTTGATGTAATCTATTGCTTCAATCCCACCTTTGTTGTAATGCTCCGGTTTTGTTACAGGGTTAGTGTGTTTGTCCTCTGGGTGGTACAGTTTTCCTGTTACTGTCGTGCTTGCTTGGTCCCACTCTTTAGGCGTGGCGTCATCAATACTCACTCGCATCCTCCAGATCCTCTTGAAATTCGTCTAACTTACGCAGCAACTTGTCTTCAAACCTATCCAGTATGTCCTCTGCGGAAATCTGCAAGGCTTCTATCAAGTCATCTGGGTCGTACAGATGTAGCAACCGTTCCTTAATTTCCTCTAGTGTCAGAGACATAACCAACTAACTCCTGTAGTGTTCCTATATTATACCATAAAATGTCGTGTTTGTCACACCATTTTCCCATAGTAAGTTTGGTACTTTTGTTGACTTTTTGATTTTCATTCATCAACACAAAGATCAACTCTTCGTTCTCCGCTAGGCAGTTCTTGATTGACCTGTACTTTTGGGTGTCTCCTGCCCGGAAGTATCCTTTACATTCAATGTAGTAAGTAACTCCTCCCTGTTCATACACAAAATCTGGTGTGTAGTTTCTTTCAATTTTGTACGGGACTTGGCACGGCTCGTACGCAAAACCAAATGGTTGTAACTGTTGACCGACATCTTTCTCAAATCCTGATCTGTATTTACCTAAGTTCAATTTCCGGGACTTGCGGCTCATTGACCACCTCCACTAAATACCGTGGTCCGTTAGCGTAGGCGAATCCCCTGACGCTGGGCCAACATACCTTCTTAAAAGGACAGTAAGAGCAGCCTACTGCCAGCTTCATGTTACCACTTTTACCGTCTGCCACTGGTTCGTAGCAATGCTCTGGTGGTTCCTCTTGCTCTACGACTTTCTTGATGTGAGCCACACGCTCTTCAATGTCGTAGCCAACCTTATCGTAAACGGGAGCCTGCTTGTCCTCAGAGTCGTACATGAGGTACGTCAGGTGTCCGTTCTGTTTGTCCATTGCTAACCAGCCAAACTTTGTCTCGTCCTCTGAATGTGCATATCCCTTAATTTGAGCAACGTATCCAAACGGATCATCATAAGCCAAACTTCCGTCTTTGAATTTTTTAAACCCAAACGTCGAGACAGACTTAACATCAGTGACAACACCATCAATCTTACAGTCCATGCTCCCCGTAATATCTTGTACATCACAACGCTTCTGCTCATCTGTAACCTCGTGTCCTGATAGTCTAGTTAAAAATAAAAGTAACTCTTCAATCAAGTGTCCGTACATAAACTTGACGTGAGTGTTGGGGGTTAGTTCCTCTTGCACACTTGAGTTGTTGACTACGTTCCAAAGGTAACGGTCATCACGCCCTATGTTAGACATCCGCAGCTTCCGTCCGTCACGCTTCTCCGTGAACAGATTGTACATCAGCCGCTTGCAGTTCTCACCAAAGCGATCTATCTCGTCGTGCAAATCGACACCTTCCGCTGGCTGTTTAGTAGCCACAGCTTTGTAGATGTCAGGAACCAAGTTGTATATGCTCATAGTTTGCTTCTCTCCATTAGTTCCCATAGCGCCTCACCTGCTTGTTCTGGAGTACAGTTGAACCACTCACCCTTACGCTCGTAGAGTTTCTCAAGCAGAGCGTGTGCGTCTGATTCAGCAGAGCGACGGTCAGCTACAGACCAGCAAGCAAACAACTCGTAGTCCCTGAAGGGTGACGATGTTTGATACCCGTTGAGTCTATCCTCTGAGTCCACAGCCATGCCTACCTTGACCCACTCAGGGAAGTTAGGGTTGGTAATGATGTACACCTGTCCCTCCTTGCTCGACTCGTACTTCGCAAGACTACTAAAGGCTGCGTCTTCAAACGACTTGTACCTGCCGGGTTTGTGTAGAGGGTGTGTCTGAGGAATCAGCTTACCGTTTACGTACATTTTTTTGTCAGTCTTTCTTCTCAGAGTAGTTGCCCTTTCTCTGATGTGATTACCAGTTTTAATACTGGTCCCTGTTTTTGGGTAGTAGTACCACCACTCTCCATCTACAAACTTATATCGCTCTAGTTTTGTAGCATACTTTGCCATAGGGTTTTCAGGTAATTCCTTCATGTCAGTGTGTCTCCGACCACGTTGATCCGATTTGGTACTCTCCGTCGAGTGGGCATCTGAGTTCAAAAGAAAGCCCAGCCGCCTTGATGCACTCCACTGCGAGCCACCCGTACTTCTCTGCTTGTTCAGTAACCACCTCCGATTGTATCTCATCGTGTATATTGCCTATGAATCTGTAGTCAATCTTGTGCTGTGTTGCGTAGTCATCCAAAAGCACTAGAGCCTTCTTCATAACGATAGCACCAGCGGCCTGCAACAGTGTGTTCAATGCACTATGTTCTGACCTGATCCAGAGTCGTCGTCCGTCGAGTCCGACAAGGTAACCTTTCCTAGCCGCTTGTCCAACTCGCTCTCGTAAACCTTCAAGAGCAGGTGTATTTCGTAGAAAGCGCCGCCGTAATCTATTGCCATCCTTTGCAGTTCCTCCGACGATGCTTCCAATCTTTGCATCTCCTGCTCCGTACAAGAAAGCATAGATGAAAGTCTTAGCCTGAGGTCTTGTGTCAAGTCCTGCAGCCAGTTGGTTTCTTGTGTGAATGTCGTCTTCAAGCAAGACATTTGTAAACTCCTCGTCGCCCATGTAGTGAGCGAGCATCCGTAGTTCCAGACCACTGGCGTCTACCCCTACCAGCTTACGTCCTTCAGGAACGATCCAGCAATCCCGGCACTCCTTGCCGTACTCAGAGCTACTCGACGGAACCTGCGCCATGTTGGGACTCTGGTGTGTCATGCGTCCAGTTACAGCCCCGTTGCTGATGACCCTGCCGTGTACCCTACCGTCTTCCCCGACGTGTTCTAGCCACGAGTTTACCTGAGCGTACCGCTTCTGTACTAGCAAGTACTCCAAGATTTCTGACGCATAGGGTACAGCAATGTTCTCCCTGAGCGTCTTCTCATCAACAATCGGTTTGCCTGTCGGCGTTTGTGTGCGCCATACAGCACCCTTAGTCGCAAGTCGTTCTGCGATTTGCTGGCGTGATCCAACGTTGAAAACTGTGACCTTATCTTTGAGTCGCTTGCCCGTCTTGTCTGAGAATCGTTCCTCCACTGTCGGCGGGAAAACCGCCTGTAGATTATGTTCAATTTCATTCATCCGTTCCTTAAACTTAGCCGTTAGTTCATGGCATAGTCTCTGGTCCAGTAGCCATCCGTTTGTCTCCTGTTGTTCCATTAGTTTGTGTACTTTGTGTTCTAAGTCCACGCTGTCCTGCGAAAACCCAGACAACTCCACTTGCAGTTTGTTGTAGACAGCCTCTGTCAACTCTGCGTCACGTATGCAGTAGTCGATCATGGCTGGCGTAAGCTGGCTCCAATCCTCGTGGTCGCCCTTTGCAAAGCCAAGGATGTTTCCCCAGTTTCGCAGCGAGTGTCCTCCTGAACGGCTTGGGTCAGCCAGCCGGGATAGAGTTAGCGTATCAATGACCACAAGCCCATCAAAACTAAAGTTCCAAACACGCTGAAGTACAGGCACATCAAAACCAATTCCGTTATGGAAAACGAACCCGCAGTCTTGACGATCCGATACATACGATTTAAAATCTTGCTCATTACATATAACCTCGCTTACTCCGTTGTGTCGGCACACTGCACACCAGATGGTTGTGGCGTCCAGCCCGTCAGTTTCTATGTCACAAAAGACCAAGTTCATTTGTTAGCTCTGAGATAGGTAAATTGTAACAGTCGGCTCTAACAATGTATCCGTTGTCTCCATCCTGATCCCCTTTCTTTAAGAACCTAGCACGATTAAAGTAGTCTTCCCTACCACAGTCGCCTAGTATGTACAGCGTCCCATCTTTAGCGCACCGTGTGAACACGTAGTAATCACATTTTTGGTGGGTCGACGTTGAGGCTATACTACAATCGTAGTATTCTTTTGGAACAACTGTGGTACGTTTTGTTTTAACGTCAATAGTCCTGCCATCATCTAAAGCTATGTCGTAATCTTTAGTAGGTAGTCTCTCTAGTCCTAGCATATCTGCAACTACAATTTCACCAAGAAAACCAGCGGCGTTGCCTTCTCCTTGTGTTATGCTGTTGCGTATGCTTCCCATTTGTTTAGCTAGTTTATGTGCCAGCTTTTTTTGATCGTCTGTAGGAATAACTGTTCTCAAAACTCTGTCTCCGGTGGGTTAGGGTTAGCGCACTCGTGGATACGTCCGGTAAACTTGTCGTACCGTAGCCAGCAAGCGGGTCCAGTTTCCCCAGCGTAACGATTCTTGAGAACCCGGACACACGTAGTGTTCCTCACGTCCTCGTCCTCGTGTTGCTGGTTTCGCTCCATGCCTATCACGATGTCGGACAACTGAGCAATCGACTGAGAACCACGCAAATCCTGCAGGCTGATGCGCCCACCGTCCTCGTGTGCTGTGCCAGAGCTACGCTTGAGGTGTGACACGAGGAACAGAGTGATGCCTGTCTCTGCCACCAGAGTTCGCAGCTTGGTCATAATCTCGTCTATAGCTTTGCGCTCGTCCCCGTTCTCTTGAGAAGAAACCACGATGGATAGGTGGTCGAGGATGATGTACCTGCAATCGCAGGCTTTTGCCATGTGCCTGACTCGTGATAGTAACTCATCCGCTGATGTTGACCCCCAGTGGTCGAAAAGATAGTACCTTCCAGAACCCATCGTTGCTTCCCAGTGAGGTCTAAGCTCATCGACAGGAGTGTCCTCTTCCAAGTGCAGGCGTCGAGATGAAGCCACCGACATAATTCCCAGCGCTGTTGTTGCAACGTCCTCCTCCAGTGCAAGTACACCGATGTTGGCATCTGTGCGTTGGAGCAGATCATATTCAAGCTCTCTGATAAACTGGGATTTTCCCATACCAGAACCGCTGGTGATAGTGACGAGTTCGTACGGTCTGTGTCCTCTTGTGATTTCATTTAGACCCTCCCAAGGATACGGTACACTCTGAACCTTACGCTTGTTGACGAGAGCATCCCATGTGTCAGCGCCAGCGATGATACCGTCTGGTCTGTACACTTTGGCGTCCCACCACGCACGTACAAATTCCTGTACCCTGTTTGCCACCAACATTTCACTTGCGTCCTTCATGGGCAGCTTGCATATCTTCAGCTTGTTGGGGCTGAACAAGTCCTTCACTTGCTCTAACGCAATCTCCCCTGCCTTGTCTTGGTCAAAGCAGATTACTACGTTGTCGTACCCTTCAAGCCACTCTAGGTTCTGCTTGATCTCTCTAGCGGCACTCGACGCACCACTACGTAGACTTACCACGTCGTACTTCTGACCAAACATTTCGTACACAGACAGCGCATCAACCTCGCCTTCTGTGATCGTGAGGTACTTCCCTGATCCACGGCACTGCTTCTGACCAAACAATCCTACGTTGGTCATGTTACCAGAGCAGACAAACTGTTTGTTCTTGACTACTCTGTTCTTCGCTCCTACTAACTCGCCTGTGTCACGGTCGTAGTAGGGGTAGTAGTGAGAGGCAATAGACCCGTCAGTAGCAAACTCCACCGTCACTTGGTAGTGTGCAGTGGTAGACTTTGATAGCCTTCTGTTGGGTATCTCCGCTATGGTTCCTCCCATGTACAGGCTGGTCGGTGTTTGCACTTCAGTCTCCTCTCCTGTTTCTCCGTTGACGTGGTAGTTACAGCCGGGAGAAAAACAATGGCGGCCCCCGTTAGAGTAGACCGCCACGTTGTCTTTACTCCCACACTGAGGACACGCCTCGTGGTGTAGGAAGTCAGTCATCTTAGAAGTCTACGTCAGCTTCTTGAATCTCTGCTTCTTCAAGAACCTTCACAGCTTCCAAGTACGTGGGCGTACCGTGTACTGGGTGGGCCGGGCCTGTCTTAAACTTCAGACGGACACGGGAGTTGTAAGGAACCTCCCCAGTGTACTTGTCACCTTCCGCAGTGTACAAGCTCACGTCAAACTTCGACTTGAACTTGCGCTGCTTGTTGCCCTCGTAGTCCTTGATCTTTACGCCCTGTGAGGCAAGACCTGCGGCGTCGTCCTCTGACATGGTGATGGTCATGCTGAACGTACCAGTATCTTGACCGTTGTACACGTCGTGTTGAGTGACGTTGCTAAAGTTTACAATCCCTTCAATAACTTGGCTTGACATAATGAGATAATCCTCGTTAGTTAATTGAAAATGGCGGGTGAAAGCACTGACCGTATCCCTATCCGGTTCACAACTGCGACAACGTACCCCGGCTTTTGCTTTCAGTTTTCAGATACTTACACCCTTGACGCTTGCCATCACGACCATTTACGGATGGCTCCGACCCTGTGGCTGTAACACCACTTCTCATCGTGCGGGATCACACTAGCCGGTAACTACACCAGCACGTTCTTTATACTAACAGTATACCATAGTTGAGTGAGTACTGCAACTATTTGTTTGATTCTCTTTTGACTGCTTCCAGTGTGTTTTTTACTGCTATTTCTTGCATAGTCCTGAGAGCCTCTGTATGGCTCATGGTGCGACGTTGTACAAAGGGTATGCCACGCCACGGGTCAAGCATTTCCATGCGCTTACAGAGCCGTCTAGAGGCTTCCTCGCCCACGACTGCACACTCAAGCAGACCAGAGGATACTACGTAGACATCTATAGTATCTTCTGTAGTAACTTCTGTAGTATTATCCATTAGTCTATTCCTTTAGTAATCTTCATTAGTAATACTTAAGTATATACTATCATATTCTCTCTGTAATTGCAACACGTCATCCTGTGCAAGATTACCAGAGTAATCAATTGACTCCATGTTTTCTAGTTCCCAGTGGGTAGCGATAGATACAGTCAGGCAGTCACCACAGAGGTCGTAGTACTCCCCGTTGACATCCTTCTTCGCTACTTCAATATCATCCAGTATTACATTACACGCTTTACATCTCATTGCTGTAGTCCCTCCCAAAGAAACCTTCCCATTCACTCTCAAGTTTGGAGTAAGACCACTTACGGTAGTAAGCGTAGTGGTCCTCCAGTTTGCTACTGTCGCCGTTGTACTGAGCAGACCAGTGTGCCCACTCAGCCATGTCAGACAGCATTATCTCGTACTGCGGATCAAAGTCAACCATCATTAGTCTCCGTGGTCTGTCGGTAGGTAGTCCTCGCCTGCCAAGACTTCTTCGTTTATTATTTCTTCAAAGTAAGCCACGTTCCACCCCTCGTGTAAATCCCGGTCCCCCACTGTAATCTTGTCGATCTCAACTAGGTCCATGTAATCGTCATTTGAGAGGGTCCAGTGTACCACTACGTCCAGCGTAGCCCACTCGCAGTCTACCTGTACCTCTGTCTGGTGTTGTCCGTATCGTCTGCTCATTGCTGTTTCCTCTTGTATCTGTTAATCCACTGTTCAACTGTGTCGTCTGAGTAAGCCGCATCAATCCAAAACTTCAACAGCATATCCATAGACCACTCGCTTTGTTCTTCGTGCAGGCAGTCCAGAATATAAGAACAGTACTCCTCGTCATTCATTGCTGACCTGACTAGCCTATCTGTATTCATGGCTCGTAGTTCTCCTTTGCGTGTTCTACGTCTATATTAACAAAGCAAGCCAGCCCTGTATAGTCCCACGCTTCGCTTGTAAATTTATAGAAACCCCACGATGGCTCCGTAGGGTGCTCCATTACAAACTCTGCACCCTCTGCGATCTGGTCGCCTTCGTAGTACTCACCCGACAACATACACGGATAGTATAGACTCATCTCAAACCTCCCCTTTAATAATTAACCAGCCGACTATAACACAACCGCCGACTGCCCACAACCAAAAAACTTCTGCAAAATTCACTGTTGTTGCTCCTTCTGTTGTTCAATGTGTTGTAGGTCACGGTGCTCCATCTCTCCAACGATGCCGAAAAGTACCACAAGAATTACCACAAACCCAAGTCCTACCCAATGCTCTGATACGTTTCTCATTACACTATGTCCTTGTTTGCGTTGTAGATTGCCTGCGCTAAACCACGCGGTGTCAGGCTACGGATGTACTTAGTTCTGGCAGACTTGCCGCCCAGTTTCGCCCTGCCGGGACTTACGTGTTCCAATGCAGGAAGCCCAGATTTCTGTGGAAGAACAAACCCGTTGCCCGTCCACAGACAGGTCTTTTTGTTGTACCTGTCCTGCTCCGGTATGATTGAGGGAAACTCTGGATGCGGTCCCTCAGGGCAGTAGTTCGCAAAGTCGCACGGGTGGAATGTAAAGTCAGGCTTTCTCCACATCGTTGACAGTACGCTGACGGGGTTCTCCACTGCGTAGGGTACGCCCCACTTCTCCGCTAGTCGTGCCATGCTTACCGCCTTGTCCTGAAACTCTGGGTCTGCCTGTCGCTTACGCTCAAAGTGAGCCGCACCGGATACAGCCAGATCGGTACACGGCGTGAACGAAATCACGATACTGGGCGACCTGAACCCCAGCGCAAACAGTTCGTTGTCTACAGCCTGCTTCGCATCGTCCCTGCTTAGGTCAATGTTCAGCCTGAAGAATCCGTACCCGTGCGTCTGCATGAGGTGGTGGCCTGAATGGTCGGTGTCCTCGTAGTCTACCGTCACGACGTTGTAGCGCTCACTACGGAGCCACGGGAGCATAGCGTAGTGGCTATGGTTGAAAAGAAAAAGTACTGTTGGTTTCATGGTGTTGTCCTCGTTGTTGGTGGTGCGTTGGTTTACCAGTGGACACCGTAACAGATGCCCACCAGAAAAACAACCCTCCTCTATCGGTCGTCGATTTTACCAAAGCCAACTGCCTTGCGTGGCTTGCGTAGGCTGATGTACAGCGACCACAAGCCGTAGTCAAAGCGACGGAAACAGGGTCCGGTAGAAAATCCCGGCGCTCGCAGTTTACTCACTCGCTTACGAATGATGATAGATCTGCCAAGTACTTTGGTGCGTGTTACGTTTTCCATTTCAGTTCTCCAAGATTAGTGAGTGTACCCAAAGCCAAGTTCTGCAACTATGGGGTCGTGCGGGGTGTCAGCGTCTCGCCACTCCTGTGCGATCTCTGCCGACGTTGGTGGTACTTCTGGTGGTAGTACTGTGATTTCCATTTTTAGTCTCCCATGACTATGGCGGTTGCGAACATACGGCGCAGTTCTGCCATTAACAGGTCTTCGCGTATGTAGTACGAAATGCAGGCGATCTGGTTGTCGAGCGAGTCGAAACAAGAACCTGCGTTTTCAAATGACTCGTGAAACAAGTCAAAGTTTTGGCTGCGAGTGGAAGTCACCAGTTCCCAGTTTTCCTGAGTCCAAATGCTATCCATGTCTGCCACTTCCCATCCACGCTCAGACATCTCCTCTTCCAGACCACGCCAGTGTGTGCTGGTGCTGTAGGCTTCAATGATGTCAGAACGTAGTTCCTCTGCACGTTCCCGTGCGTTTTCTACTGCTTCACTGTAGGCGCTCATGCTTTCCTCCTTTGCTGGTTGCCTAGACGCGCACCTCAGGCGCGTTTCGTCTACTCCCGTAGTACTCATCAGTAGGCTTTAGTTTGAGTGCTTCTTTCGCAGTTCCCACCACTGGTCGAACCCTTTATCAGATACCTTTTCGGAGTCCTCAAAGAAGTTGCAATTTATGCCCAGATCGCGCAGGACTTTCTCCGCTGTGTATCGTCTGGCTAGGCCAGCAACCCTCGCCTCTTCGTTGTCATCGCATTCTGCTTGTGCGGCTTGCTCCGTTGCCATCTGAATCTCAAAGATGGCGCGAGAGATGGTGTGTCGGTCTACTTTAGATAGGTACATGGTCAGTTCCTCAGTCAATGATTTGAAATGCTACGGTTGTGGCACGATAGCCAAGTTTTGCAGTCTTGCGACGTACTAGGTTGCGTCCTGTCTCGTCGCTTGTCCAATCCGTGGACTCTCCTTCGTTGAAGCCGATTGCGTGGCCCTTAATGCACACGATCCACTTACCGCCACGGCTTGCGTACCGCTTGTGGAATTGGTTGAGCGTCTCGCCGCGTAGACCGTCGTAGTGTTGGACTCGCTTGCCTTCAGCCTCCGCTATCTTTTCGACAGCTTCGTGAAACATTGAGGAGCGAGGTCCGTCGCGGAATGGACGGTTTGCGTGTCGCTTCAGCAGTCTGTGCGCTCTGCCAAATGAGATGTCAAAGGCGCAGGCTACAGCCGACACAGTGCAGAAGTTGTGCTCTCTGTACCGCCCGGCTTGCTCTGTTACGTTTTCGCGTGATTGTCGCATTGTGTGTCTCCGTGTGTGTGTGTCTAGAGTATCACCAAAAGGCACAACGTCTGTACCCTTTGGCGATACTCCATCCCGTGACCATCTTCCCTAAGTAGCGTCGGATTGTCTGCCCTCTGCTGGCGGGTTGCGTGTGTGGTGTCTCTGGATTGTCTGCCCGTTGGACGCCGTACGCTCCGGTCACGTTCTGGAGTATCTCACTGGACGCTCACGTTGAGCGCTGGTGTCACTCTCTGCTAGGTGGCTCTCAGGGCTAGGGCAATCCCTAGATAATCCGTTGAACGTCCGACAGGCTACAGTGAACCGTTACCAGTGTCGAGGATGGCTTGTCCTCTGTGACCTCTAACCCGTGTCACTCAGTTTGGCGTTCAGGTCCGTTGGATTGCCTCAAGACCTTACTAGTACCCATAACCCTCTAACCTCTGCGAGGGATCTCGTTGGGGCTTTCCGGAATCCGGTAGCGACATCCGCTGAGATGTGCGTAGATTAATCATATCAACGAGTATTGCAAGCGTTTCTTACAAATTTTTTTAACTTTTTTTGATTCTTGAATGATTTCAGTAACTTACGGGTGCAAAAAAATCACTCAAAACCTTCCAAAAATGTAACCGTGCACGAAATCACTACAAAATCGCTGGTCAATTTTTAACCACTTGCTGGTTACTTTTTGACCACTTGCGGGCGGCACACGGTGGCCTGTGGTGGTACGCGCTGAGGATGCCGTGAGCGTGACGGGAGTGTGCCAGAGGTTGCGCGTCTGGTGAGCCAGAGGGTACTACATTGGCTCACACTCTCGCCCGTGTTGGCCTCGTGTTGGCCTCGCGTTGGCCTGTGGACGCTCGCCGGGATTACTGACATAAATGTGCATTTAAGGAAGTTAGGCGCCCTCGCGATTGGCCCCCGCCCCCCCGTGTTGGCCGATGTCGTCGCGCGTGGTTGCCACCCAAGTTTGCAAGAGGGTAATTTAAGAAAAAATACCATAAAAGAAAGTAATTTACACAGTAACTAACTATATGTTTTTACTCATGTTTCCCTGAGGGCGGGACTACTCTAGTAAATCAGAGTAAAAAAGACTTGACTTCTGTAAAAAAGTATGGTAAAATATAGAGTAGATACTGAGATGATAAGAAAGGAACTGTTCGTATAGATCCCTTCTTCTGTTATCTTAGGCAAGGGACTCATGCGAACAAAAGAATAACAAAGGTACTGGATAATGTCTGAAGAGACACCCAAGAAAAGAGGCAGAGGTAGGCCACGTAAAGGTGAAATAATACAAAAAACTGCAGGCACTCGTGGCAAAGTAGGCCGACCCAAGGGTGACGCCTCTATAATTAACGAGTACAAGGCCCGTATGCTGGCTTCACCTAAGTCAGCTAAGGTGCTAGAGACTATATTTGACGCTGCTCTTGACAACGAACACAAGAATCAGGCGGCAGCATGGAAACTTTTGATGGACAGGATACTGCCTGTCGGTGCATTTGAGAAGGAGGTAACAAAAGATGGAGGCAGAAGTGCGATCCAAATTAACATCACTGGGGTTGGAGGCGCAACAGTTGATTCTAGCTATCCAGAAAGCGACCCTATTGAAGGCGAACTCGCTAATTGATGAGGCTGAACACCAATCTGGCTTGTTTTTTGAGTACCTGAGGACCAAAGTAAGTTGAGATACTTTACAGTAGACGAGTTTAACTGCCAACACACTGGTGAAAACCAGATGGACTCTGAGTTTATGGAGTTAGTAGATGAACTTAGACATCGTTGTGGTTTTCCTTTTGTTATTACTAGCGGCTATCGTAGCCCAACCCACCCTATTGAAGCAAAGAAAGATGTACCCGGAACCCATGCGCAAGGCATAGCGGCTGATATAAAAGTAAATAATGCAGCAGAGAGGTACACGATTATAAAAAACGCTTTAGAGCTAGGTTTTACGGGTTTAGGTGTCGCTAGTACTTTTATTCACGTAGATACACGGGGAACAACCCCGGTATCTTGGCTGTACTAGAGTACATGGATGTATTTTTTTTAGTTTGTTTGATGAGTTTGCCCATTGTAACAGGGGCAGTAACCTTTTACTTAAGCTGGAAACTTTGTGACTGACTTAAACGTACAGTTACTACCGTGGCAACAAGAAGTTTACTCTGATTCTACTAGATTCAAGGTAGTTGCTGCTGGTAGACGTACTGGTAAATCCAGACTTGCGGCATGGATGCTGATTATTAACGCTTTACA